TAGTTGTGACCGTTGGCCTTGTCCGTGCCTCCAGCGTAGTCAGCACCATTTAGGTCTAACTCGTTGAGGATGTCAATCAGTTCTTTGTCTTGCATGGTCAAAAGGTTATGACAAATTTATTAGGCGCAGGCCATCCCTTGCAGGAGTTATAGACCGTCATCCCTTCCCGCTTGCCTATCCAATGCTCGGCTTGCCAGCGGTGTTCTCGGACTGGTTCTCCCAGTTCCCGGATGTGGCTTGACTTGGCCCACCAAAACGTGCCTGCGAAGTAAGGGTATCCGTCAGGGTTGTTGTGGTCAGCGATTTGGGGGAACTCTTCCTTGGTCAGCCAATACGCACCAACGCAATCGACCTTCTCCAGTTCGGCAAGGCATCGCTCCCAAGCGACCACATTGAAGAAAATCATGGACCTGCACCACAGTTGGTTGATGAGGGATGGGTCGCTGCTTCCCTTGGTGTGAGCGTACAGGTAGGCGGCATCCTCGTCTTGGGAGGCTTTGTACATTTCGGTAAGGGTCGCCTGCTCCCAAGCGTTTGTCCGGGTAACGACAACCTTTACCTTGTCTTTTATGAGCGAATTGTCAAGTATTTCCTTGACTGCTTTGCGCTGCTCTGGTGGACCAACGATGCCCACCCGAATCTCATCCAACCGTTCTATCAAGCCGTAATTGCACAGGGCCATCATGTGTTGGTTCATGATGAGTTGCCATTGGCCGCCGCCTCCGCAGTAGATGTGGTAGTAGTGGATGAGTTTCATAAGGAAGCGATTGCAAAAAGCAAGACCAACAAGAGGGCGAATCTGCCAAAAATCAAAAGCAAATCAAGGAAGGATTCGAGGTTCATGGTGGTAAAGTTACACCACGACGTACTTCCCTGAGTTGCTGACTGCAAGTTTGTTGAGTGCCACATAGCGCAGGGCATCGCAGGCGTGGTTGTAGGAATCAATCGGCACTCCCGTGTCCTTCCCGTCCTTGTCCGTGGCCCAAGTGTAGGAGCGGAGTTCTTTGATGAGATTGGTGCTATCCTTGGTGACGTGCAGGTTGAACCGTTTCACAATGTCAATCCCCTGCCTGACCGAATCAGGGCCTTTGGATGCGGGCTTGATGTTGAAGCCCAAGCGGTAGATTTCCTCGATGCTCTTCGGTTCTGCGGAATCGGCGACAATCTCCCAAGCCCTTGTGATGCCGAACTCCTTCAAGCGAGTGGCGATGTCGGAGTTGGTCAGCCCTCGATGGTAGAGCAGTTCGTGGATGAACAGGTCATCGCCTCTGCGATAAACTGCGACCAATGCCGTAGGGTCGTTGCTGAACCCCCAGTCGAGGCCGTAGGCAACGAACTTCATCGTGGATGGGTCAATACCCTCGACAACCGTGTAATCGCCGTAAATCGCACCTTGGAGCGTTCCTACCTGCCCCAATCCGTACACCTTCCACCAGTTGGCCCAATAGGCGGATGACTCGGCTTTGGTTCGGTTCAGTTCGATGTCGTTGCGAATCGTATCAGGCAGGGCCTCGTTGTCTTGGTAGGTAAGAATCAGAAACTCTGCATCCGTTTCGGGAAGGACTTCCGTATGCGCCCAAAACTCATGCGTTGGGTTGAAGTCAATGTATATCTCCTGACTTGTACGGATGGCCAACTGGTAGTAGGAATCGAAGTCAATGTTGTTGGCCTCGTTGATGTAGAGTATCTGCCGCCTTGCACCTCGGAGGCGAGCCTCGGAATCAGCAGAGAAGAACTCGATTGTTGAACCGTTGGCGAAATTGTACTGCAGGAGCGTCTTGTTCCACCTGTCGGGAACCCAACGATGGGTCCATTGCATAATCTTGGCAAAGTCCTTAATCGCACCCCTGCGTAGGTGAGGCACGGATTCGGACACTACCGAAATCTCGGACTTTGGATGGCGAGCGGCGTGGTCAATCAGGACCGCAAGGATGCCGAAGGTCTTGGATGCACTTGTGCCGCCTTGAATGACTTTCTTTCGGGCCTTCATCGCCCGAATCTTCTTGATGGCCGTGGTGTACTTAAACTCCATCGCCGAACAACGGCTGCTCTATCGTGATGCTCGTTTCCTGCTTTTCTACAAGACCGTTCAGTCGCTGGGTGATGGAGGGGTTGTAGATGCCCGCCATTCCTCCCTTGATTTGGTCGGCTCGGATGGATTCCTTTATGCGTGAGCAGACGGTGGAAAACTCTTGATATGCTCCTGTGCGATTAAGAAAATACTCCTTTCCTCCATCAGCAATACCCTTATCCCAAAGATGCAACCTAAACCCCTCCATGGTCAGCGGGGCTTCTTTCTCCCTGTAAACCTCGATAGCCTTTGGCCCTACCCAATCCTTTACGATGATGGGCCGCTCCTTGGTTTTGTCGCAGTATTCGGTAAACTCATCCCAAAGGTCTTGGGGTGTCGCAAATGTCCGTGGTCTTCCTGCTCCCATCAGTATTCGATTTTGTCTATGAGCGAATCAATCTTGTCCACGATTTTCATCTTGACCGCAAAGGCATTCGGCGAGTTGGATTCATCAACTGCACTAATGCAGTCGCAGAGGGTCGTGATGACCATCATCAGCGAATCCATGCGGGCTTGTACCTGCGCTTCATGGTTGGACGATTTAGTCGAGTTCGCCAAGTTCCCGTAGTTTATTCCTTGACCAGCCAAGGGCCGCTTTGCCGCCCCAAAGCAGGTAGGATATGTAGCCGCAGTCGCTGGAAGAGTCAGCGTTGTCGTAGTAGGTTTCCGCACGGGATAGGTAGGAGTGCATCCGCTTAATCGTTGCAAGGGATACGCCTTCACCGTTGGCGAGTTGTTGCGCCCTGACCTTTCCTGTTTGGGTTGCACACTTGTTGCCATTCCTCTCGTTGAGTTCAATCCCCCGCTTGGCGTTGTTGCGTACCCCTTCGCCGTAGTCAGCATAGGATTGGAATGCCTGACGCTTGTGATTAGCGTAGATGTTGCCGCATACCGCAAGCCGTTGCTGGACATCAGGGAATTCTGCATTCGTTGCGGAATTGGTCATGCAACGGCCGAGAAACTGGTCGCTGGTTTCATTGGGTTGGGGGGTTGGTAAGGGCATGGGTAACGGTGTGCTGATTGGCTTGGGCGAATAGGTCCGCCTGTTCGTAAATGTATTGAAGTGCAGATTTTACGCAGTCAGCGCACCACCAATTTGTGTTCGGCCTGCCGTGAGCAACAAGGATGGTCTGCAAGTCGTGGACTGCTTCCGGGGATAGCCGCATAAACAGGGCGGCTTGATATTGCTCCCAGTAGTGGCGATGCTTTTGCGCCAACAGGTATTCGGCTGCGGTCATCGGTTGGTGACTTGAAGGATTACAACGGTTAGCCCTGCCGAGGCAAGGCCGTAAACGGGAGCAAGCATCCAGTCGCAGGTGAGCAGGGTGAGGACAAATCCTGTCCAAAAGGTCAGGCAGGTGACGCAGGAGAATGGCTTGTGCCTTCCCAGCCATGTCCTGTACCAAACTTGCGGCAGGACGTGGTACTCGGCAATGGCAAGAGCGGTCAAACTGCTAACGAGTAGCGTCAGGATTACTTCCATGGGTTTTGAGGATTGCGGCTTTGATTTTGGCCTTGGCTTGCTCGATGGAATAAATTACCGAACGGTAGGGGATGCCCGTGTCACGGGATAATTTCTTCATATTCCCAGTAGCCATGTGCAACTTGAGCAGTTCTTTGTCGTAAGGGAACGCCCCCTCTTTGGCCCAAGAATCCATCTCGGATTCAGCGATGGCCCACATATCGTCAACCAGCGAACTGTACTCTTCGTGTGTCATATCAGCGTTTGGGTCGATTTCCTCCGTGATGTCGTGATGGCGGTACTTCTGCGCAAACTGGTTGTTCTTGCCCCGGTATAGGTTCAGGAGCAGGCGCACGACGTAGAACTTGAAGTACCCCTGCCCTTGGATTTGCAGAATCTTTGCAGGGTCTTTTTCCAGCAGTATGAGGACGCATTCCTGCTCCAAATCCCTCCAAAGCGGGTCGCCGCCTGTAATGGTGATGCAGGCCTTCTTGATTTCGCCCGAACGATACAGGTCAAGGATTACGGTTTCTGCTGACTGCATACGCAAAGGTATGCAAAAAAATAGGGGGATGCAGTTAAGCACCCCCCCGTCCGAATCTCACGGTCTTGCCTATTATCGGGGGCTGACCGACGACCTAAGTCGCACCTACTTAGAAGTATAACCTCCGTAAAGATTTAGCAGAAAATCTTGAGCATTGTGCAAAACTTGTCTGCGGATGTACTTTATTTCGGGCGTGGCGATGATGTCCTGCTCGTAGGAAAGTTTGTTCTTGATGAGCGTGGAGTGGGTGCGCTTGAGGACTGCCCCAATTTCATGGTACTTGAACAGGAAGTCATTGTAGGCAACGTCGGTGATGATGTTGCGGGCGATGACGTTTGCCCGCTTGCGGGAACTGGAGCAGATGGCTTCTCGGCTAATTCCGAGAACCATTGCGGTGGTGTCAACGATATGGTTGATGAGTGCTGGGGTCATGGTTATGGCTTTTTAGGGTACATCCAAGCGGCAACCTCATGCGTCCACCACGCTTCGCCATAGATGTTGGTGAACGTGATTTGCCCTTCGGTGAGCCATCCAACTGCGTAGTTGCCATCCTCAAGGGCGAGAAACACCTCCTCCATCGGAATCGGCATCGTGTATTTGGTAAGTCGTGTCCACGTCATGGGTTAGGGGTTTAGGTGGTTTTCTATCTTTTGTATTCTCTCTCCAATCCACCGCATCACAGGCACGGCCATTGAGTTGCCACAGGCTTTGTACCTCGGCCCATCGGGGCATTGGTCAGCATCCTTGTTGCGGTATGGAATCTTTGTCCAATCATCGGGGAATCCTTGCAAGCGTTCACATTCCTTGGGGGTCAGCCTTCGGATAGCCATTGAGTGCAACACGGCTCCAATATGCTCCGTATCGGATTGTGAGCGAATGGTTTGCGTTGTGTGGTCGTTGGTGGTGTAATTGTAGGTGTCCACGGCTATCGGTTGCTGAACCAATGGCGTATTGCCTCCTCCCGTTCCATATCTCGCACTCACGGTATCAGCGACATCCTTTGGTCCATTGACTCTTGAGTCTTGAGGATGCGATTCGTAGTAGAGGTGTTGGGCAACACCGTGAACACCTGTTGCGTTCAGTGTATACATAGGCCCATCCTCCGTAAATCCATCGCCATTACCTCCATTCATCGGTTGCCTTCCTATCGTATTTTCTGCTATGGCTATCGGCTGGGCAACAAATTGCTGAGTGCCACCTTCTCCACCTCTTACAAGCGTTCCAAATTGGTTTGTCCTTGCGTTACATTCAGCGTCTATGCTTATCGGTTGGGCAATCGCTATGCCACCTTGATTCTTTGAAGGTTCAGGCGTTGCGGTGTCCAAAGTCTTAGCCACATCAACTGTTCTGCATCCGCTATTTGGATTGGATGATTTCATTGAGTTGGATGACAATGCATCAAACGAATAGGCTATCGGTTGGGCAACTGCGTGTGGCCCTGTTGCAACTAATGTTGACATCGTTTCACCTTCCTCAATCCTCGGCTCGTATTGTGCATTCGGCCCTTGGCTAAATGTGGCTCGGTCAATGATTAGTGGCGCACCTTGGTCTGCTTCAGGTCTTGCTCCTTTGTAATCCCTTGCACATAAAGCATTACTTACTCTCGGAGTGCTTGGGTTTCTAACGCTTCCTTCAGCATTGGCGGTAACTTCTTCCCTCTTTTTTCGGCTCGGTTTAGTATTCCCTTGCAGGCTTTCTCGCTCAAATAGAACCGCTGCGGCAACTCTCCAGTCTCCAAGGTGTCCGACAACAAACACTCTTCTGCGTCTTTGTGCGACTCCGAAGTGTTGAGCGTCAAGAACTCGGTAGGCGAACCCATACCCGAGTTCCCCCAGCGCCCCGAGGAAGGTACTAAAATCTTTTCCTCCGTTACTTGACAAAACACCGGGGACATTTTCCCACAGTATCCACTTGGGACGGCGTTTATCAGCGATTGAAAGAAATGTAAGCATGAGGTTTCCTCGCGGGTCAGCAAGACCTTTGCGAAGTCCTGCAACGGAGAAGGATTGGCAGGGAGTTCCTCCCACGAGAAGGTCAATTGGTTGTTCATTGAAAATAGGGTTTTGGTTTAGTTGAGTCATATCCCCAAGGTTGGGAACATTTGGAAAACGATATTTCAGTACCTCCGAGGGGAAGTGTTCAATCTCGGAGAACCATTGTGCCTCCCAACCAAGGGAGTGCCAAGCAACGGAGGCTGCCTCGATGCCTGAGCAAACGCTACCGTACCTCATGCTTTTTTAGCGTTGAGGACATGGCCGAGCAGTACCCAATTCACCCTCCAAGGGGAAATGGTTTCGGCATGGTCGGGGGTGAGGCAGGTGGCACACGCCTTGCGGATGTGTATTTGCCAGCGGCGGAAATCAGTGGGTGTTGGTTTCATGGGTTTAGGGTTTAGTAGGTCAAAGATATACACAAGTTCTACACTTGCGACAATACCCTTTGGAAATCTTCCACGCTTCGGATGACCTCGTACCTGTACCCCGCCTCTTGAACGACCCCCTGCCACCACTTCTGCGACAGGGATTGCTTGCCCTTGGGGGTTTTGAACTCCAAGAATACTGCTCCCTTGGGTGATAGGTAGGTCATGTCAGCAACTCCAGCGGTCAAGCCGATGCCTTTGAGGAAGTAACCGTTTGAGCGTGAGCGAGGATTATTAAGGTTCAGGAATAGCCGCCCCTGCTCGTTGGGTCGGAGCATTGCGAACAACTTGACGCAGGCCGCTTGTAGGTTGTATTCTTCCATCATAAATCAAGTCTATTGGGTGGGAACTCGTTGGCTTTGGTGAACGGAAGGTGGCATTGGATGTCTGCGATACCAAGCATACCGTTTCGGTTCTTGCGTACGATGACCTCCATCAAATCTTCGGGTTTTGCATCGTCGTGTTGGTGAGGTCGGAAAACAAACGCAATTTTATCCGCATCGAATTCAAGTTGC